GTCCTTCACATCTATCAAAAAGGGGACGAATCAACCCTTGTCTTCACATCACACAAAAGAATAATCTACTTCAGCTTCTAACTCTATATCCTCTCTAAGTATACGATCATGATAAGCCACATCAACGATGTTCTTCTTTTCTAACATCTCCCATGTAGGAAAACCCTTAAGGATTTCCTCAGGAGTAACTCCCCAAGTACGGAATTTCTTTACTGTCTTATCGGTCATACGAAGCCTTATTTCATGAAGTAATACATCAAGACCACGACCATCAGAGACAGCAAGAGCATAGAAGAGGTAACTCAAATAATCATAGGCATCTCGGTTGCTAGCAAATGTACCATACGCATGGCCAATACAGGAGAGCATTACATCAACAGGAGATCGTTGCTTAGGCTCACGGGAGTAAACTGCTCGAATAACGAAGTCCCAAGTCTCTCTAAAAGGCAAAAATTTAGGCTGTCCAGGTGCTTTATTATCATTAACAATAAAAAAATATTTTAATAAACACACACCACGGACACAGATCTTACCATCTACTACAGTAGAACAAAAAGGTATAGCAGAATATAGATCACGTATCTCAAGGCCTAAATATTTCAAGGAAAAACCGGCAAAACGATGAACTGAAAACAAATATGCATATTTACCACCACCATTAGAATACGCAAAATCATCACCGTAGAAAACAGAGAGAACAACATTATAAACGTACTCCTCAATCTCAGCTGAATCAGACTGAGGAGCGTTAATAATATTCCAAATACAAAATAAAAAAAAATATAAAGCTTGAATCCAGGAGTCTCCATGACTAGTATTCCAGGCACCTGAAGGCATTTGACCACGAACGTAGGCCCAGAGACGACCCCAAATACGAGTTAATTTAACAGTAATCTGTTCAACCATCCATTCACATAAGCTCTTCTTAATAATATAATCAGGATGGAGAGGATCTTCATGAATAAGCATCGTGGAATAATACAAATTCATAAAGAACTCACGAATACTCTTATCAAATTTCTTGCCGTCTCCCTCTTCCATAAGTTTTTTAAAACAATTATTAAGATCAATGCCAAGGAGAGAGGCAATCTTATCAGCACCTCCTCTAGAATTACTATGACCTACTAAAATCAACCGACCTCGCTCACGAAGCTGCCGGACACGGCTGACTAATCGCTCGACATAAATGAAAATACTAGAGGGTATATTAAAAACACGTAATTTATTAATCCAGGCATCCCAGTCTGTATATAAAAAAACTCCACAACTATCTTCCTTAGGACTCTGTTTAGTACGGGAAAAGAAGAGCTCATTCTTCGGAGTAATATTAAAATAAACAGTTGGTCTCTCGCCATCAACAATCATACGTCGGAGACAATTTAAATCTGCCTCAACAAGATCAATCTTCTTTCCACATGTACCAACAGATATTGATGTACCATCTTCAGACATTATGGTTTTCTTCTTACCGAAATTAATTCCAGCTGCTGCAGAAAGATTCATACTAGTAAACTGATTTAAATTTAAAGCTGCAGACTCTTTACCAAACTCATAAATGCCCATCTTATGGTACATTAAGTTCATTGCCTCAGACACGTGCTTACGTAAGTCATTAAATGCTGGAGGCATAATATGAGAGTCATTATGTGTATCAGCTATTTCACGAACGAATTTATGAGAATCAATATTGTGCATAGCACTCTGGACAAAAGGACGATTATTAAATGTACCTAAAGTACCATAATGACCAGAGAACGTCTGCAAACAAAGCGTCTGTAGTGAAGGTACAATACCAAGACGCTCAGGGGCCCAAAGGGTATGCCAATCAATAGATAAACGGGCAAAAGGTTTTAATTTACGAGTAATATAATAATAATCAGCTACTCTAAGAGCACGACGTACAGCAGGATGAACAGAGGGTAAATCTATAGATCGAGGTAAACCACCATCAAAATTTTTAGAAATAAAGGTCGGAACCATACATTTTGACTTATCAGCTAACTTCATATCTAAATAGACAGCGTCATGACCAAATCCCGAACGATAAGGATAATCATCATAAAGAAAGGTCTGTCGAATGTCACGAGCTACTTCAAGATATTTAGAAATCAAGCCACGCGCTGTCGATGATTTACTATAGCCTTCCGTCAACGGGGTAATTCCAGTAACTGCGAGCTCACAATCACAATCTTCATGGTCGCAAGTTGCCTGATTGGCAAGTACCATTTTAAAATTTTGCATTCCACGGGACTTTTTAAAAAACCAAGACACAGAAGTTCTTTTGAACTCAGGAGATTTAGATAAACGATTCAAAACTGCGTATAATGTTGTTTCAAATAGCAATGGTGTGCGTACAACGTCAAGTCTAATCCTCCGTAATTCGTCCAAAGAATTCCAACAATGGACGACGGGAGTCG